ACCCCTGTCAAGGGGTACGCAAGAACAAGGAAAAACCGCGCGACTACTACGCCAATGATGCAGTCTGGAAAGCGGTCTATGCGCAGGCCTGCCATGAGCTACGTGATGCCATGGATCTGGCTCTGCTAACCGGCCAAAGACCGGCTGACGTGCTCGCGATGCGCCGCGACGACATTGTCGACGGCTACCTGCTGGTGCGGCAGGGAAAGACCGACAAGAAACTGCGCATCCAGGTCGAGGTCGATGGCGAACCCAACAGCCTCGGCAAGCTGGTCGAGAGGATCAATAAAGGGAATGTCGAGCACCTTTCGCCGTTCCTGGTCATCAACCGACGCGGCCAGCGCGTGTCATGGCCGATGCTTCGGAATCGCTGGGACGATGCTCGTGAGTCGGCTGCCATCAAGGCAGCAGAAGCTGGTGAGCAAGAGCTGGCTGTGAGGATCAGGCAGTTCCAGTTCCGGGATATCCGGCCAAAGGCTGCCAGCGAAATTCGAGACTTGTCAGACGCAAGCGTTCTGCTCGGGCACTCGACCGAAGGCATTACCAAGCGTGTCTATCGGCGCGTCGGCGCCATCGCCAAGCCATCGAAATAGCGAAAGTTTTCGCACGCGTGTGAAAACTAATGCAATAACACGGCTTTGGTGCAGAAATGAAAAAGCCCCGTAGACCTGAATCTACGGGGCTTTCATAGTGGAGGCCGAGGTCGGAATCGAACCGGCGTACACGGATTTGCAATCCGATACTATTTCTGTTTCATATCAATAAGTTAGCAATATCCCATTTCCACTACTTGGAAATTTTGTCTTGCTTACAGCCCTAGAGCCACGCGGCCTCGCTTTCCCCAAGTGGAAACGATTTCCCCCGCATTCCAGGCCCCGTTCTGGACGAGTTTTCTCCCCCTCCTCGCCCGTCCGGGCAATCTCAATCCCCCTTCGTAATCTCCCGTGCCCATCCCTGCAGCGCGGTCAGTTTCACTGCACAGGCGTCTGCGTCTCCGGCGAGACGGGCAAGATCTGCTGCAGTCGCTGGGAGAAGTTCGACTGTGATGGTTCCATCATCCACGCGGTCGGCGCCGGCGACTTTTCCTGCTCCGGACAGTTGCTGGCAGCTGCTGGCGGTAATGGTGACGCGCATCCGCTGACGAGCATCAGCGAGATCAGCAGACAGGCGATCAGTATTGGCTTGGGCATTCTGCAGTTCTCCATAGCGCTGCTGGTCGAGCAGTGAGAGTTTGTTTTCGAGCTGCTGGCGGGCCTGCTGCTGCTCGCGGAAGGCGGCATTGGCCACCTGCTCGTTCTTGGCGAGCTGCTCGGCGTGTTGCTGCTTGATAGCTGCGAACTCCCGACCAAGACGCCATCCATTGACAGCCCATCCCGCAGCGGCGCCGGCCAGCAGCAGAGCCAGGGCGATGCCGCCGGCGGCCAGCAGCCGGTATTGCACAGGGATCAGATCGGTCAAGCTCATGGCGATACCTCGCCAACCGCCCTGGCATAGAAGGCATCCCAGCTATCGCGTCGGGGCCGGCCCGGCCGCCAGGTGCGCAGGTACAGATCCCAGGACCGTCCTGCGTCCCCTACCGCAGGCAACGGAGACGGATCAATCCAGAACAGCAGACGGGCGAATGCCGCGGCAAGGATGTCATCATGCTCGAGCGCGGCATGGACGGATGCTGCGTCCGCCTCGACGCCTCGATCTACGCAGATAGCCATGGCCTGGGCCCGGCTCTGCGGATGCTGTAGCACCCCGCGCACGCCGCCCTGCTCGAACTGCCAGAAGCCGTGGGCGGGCCCGCCGAGCTGATGACGGGCGGCGAATCCTGACTCCTGCAGGCCGATGGCGAGCAACTGGATTTCCGCCTGGGGGCTGGTCATACGCATAGGCATCAGCGCGAGCGCTGGCTTGATGGCGGCAGCGCGGATCTCGGAAAGGGTCATGGGATCTCCAGAAACGAATAACCCGGCACAGGGCCGGGTTTCGGGCAAAAAAATACCCGCCGGAGCGGGTTGCAGGTTATAGCGGGTGATTCAGCGATAGCCGTCCTACAGCTGGGGACCTGCGGCCTTCCGCAGGTCGGCCAGCGGATCGAACGCCAGCAGTTCGTCATACGTCATCGCCGCCACTTCCGCTTCCAGGTCATTGGAGCGGGAGCGGATGGCCTCTCGACTGGCTAGCAACTGATCGAAAAGCGTCGAGTCCCCCAGTGCCTTCTTGTCGTCGGCCCTCTGGCGACGCCAGCCGCCCTCGCCGTCGAGTTCGTTGATCGCCACGAACGCGGCAGCCTTGATGTTCTGGATGGCGCTGGCTGCCAGCTGTTGGCGGAAATAGTCCGAGGGAGACAGATCCAGGGCGCCGAGGTATCGGGCATGAACAGTCTCGCCATCGACGACCGTGTCCGCGAACAGTGCGATATCGTCCGGGTAGACGATCCGAAGGTCATCCTGCTGCAGCGGGAACGAAACGAATTTAGACATTGGTCCAGTCTCCATAGAAGGCCGGAGCATCCGGCATGCCCAGTGCGTCGGCGACGTCGCTCAGCCAGCGGTCATAATCCACGCGGTCCAGGAGGTAGGGGTCGGCAATCACGCTCACATCTCGGGCGTAAACCCCGAGTCGAACCGCGTTTCCCAGAAACGCTCCGGTCGACATGGTGGGCACCATGGGCGTCATGTTCGAGGCGGATAGGTCGTCGTTTCTGGCGCTGAAGACCATCGCCGCGGTCAGATCGACCAACCGGCGGCTACCGTAGCGCTCGATCAGTAGCCGAGGACTGACGGGGGTCACCGTGGTAGTGTTCGAGGTTCCCTGCCCCTTCCAGCTGGTTATCGACTGCGCCCGAATCTTGCAGTCCTCGGTGTAGTACCAGTTCGCGTCGTTGACGTTGTTCGCCGCGACGAACGCCCGATTCTGCACTTCCACGAAATTCTGGGAGTATTTGCGGATGGTATTGCCGTCGCGCCACTCATAGAGCCCTTCGGCATTGCAGTACGAGAGGCAGGCATAGTTCGGAAACGCTTGAGCCAGGAATGCGGGGACGGTAGGCGTAACCAATGTGCGAGCGCCGGTCAGGATATTCACCTCATATACGCCGACAAACGCGCCAGTCGAGGAGATGTACCATTTATCCAGCACCTGGTTATAGATCAGGGCGCTAATTACCGAGTTTGCCCCCAAGCTCCCGTCGGTAACGTACCAGACGAGCGTGTTGTTCCACGTCGCGACAGTGACTTTGTAGCCGAAGTTGATCCCGAGGATATAACCGAGGTGGTTGGGAATGACGAAGTTCTCCGTCATCCAGTTGCCGGCCTTGGAAAAGTTCTCGCTGTTTCCGAAACTTGCAAACTTCGGTGGCCTAATACCCGCGAAGATATTACCGCCAGCGGCATTATTGGGCCCGCTTTGTCCACTCTGCGGAAAGAAATCCGTAAAAAAACTCACTTCTCAGTCACCCCATCGATAAATTTGAATACGGACTTGGCAAAATCGGGCAACACGCCCGCAGGATCACCAAAGATCGGAAATGCATGCGCCGCCCCGGCAACCGTGATGGGGCTCACCCCGATAGCCGCCCCGAAATCGAGGGTCTGCTGGATATTGACCGTCGTGTCCGCATCGCCGTGGATCAGGAGGGACGGCGTGTTCCAAGTCCCCGCCTGCAGCGCAGGACTGGCAGCGGACGGGTCGGCAGCGAAGTAGCCGATGTCGGTCTGCACGTCGACGGAGAATTCGCTCAGCTTGGTCAGGTCGTAGGCGCCGTAATAGCCGATGAATGAGGAGAACAGATCCGGCCGGGCGATCACCGCTAGCGCGGCCAGATTGGCACCGGCCGACGTGCCCAGGATGTGGATGTCGGTAACGCCGAGCGTGGCCTTGAAATAGTCCGCGGCGGCGATCACGTCATTGACGGCCGTCGGGTAGGAGTGGTTCGAGGCGTCGGCGAGCGTGTACTCGATGGACGCGAAGCCGAAGCCATATTGATCCGGGAACTGCTGGAGATAGACCCCGCCGCCCAGGTTAGCCGCCGCCCGATCGCCAGAGACCCATCCGCCGCCATGGACCATCATCACCAACGGCGCCCCTTTGACGATACGCGCGTCGAATTTCTGGATGGCATTGGGTCCGTAAGCGCGCGCCGTGTAGTTGTCGATGGTGAACGAATTGCCCGAATAGCCCATCTTTTCGATCAGCCAGCCCTTGATTGCTCCCAGGAACTTGCAGGAACACATGACATTGTCCTCGTTGATGGCCATCGTCTCGTTCAGGCCCATGATGGGGTGCCCGTTGCCGTCCACCGTCACGGGGAACCGGCTGTATTGGGTGTAGGGATACGGCATTACCCGCACCTCCTGGCCGTAGAGCGGCGCCTCGGGCAGGAGCAAGGTGGGCGAGTCCACGCGGTTGTTGAGCATGAGCAAGTCCCACGGCTTGGCCACATAGCCGCTGGCTACCGCCTTCCAGCGGGTAGGCGTGGCAATCCAGTTGATCGCCTTCAGCAACTGGGTGTTGTCGCTTTTCAGGGGGCCGATATTGGCCGCGGTGACCACGTTCAGGATTTCCATCATGATCATGTTCAGCCACTCGGCTGGCACGATGGTGGCTGGCTCGCCTATCGCTGGATTCCCGTCGGTGAAGAATCCCGGTCGACCCTCGGGGGTACTGGCGGGCAGATCCGTCGCTGCTGACGGCACGTCGATTCGATACATAGATCCTCGCGTGTTACGCGTAGTGGAATTGCAGAATGGTGTGGGCCGGCTGCGCCGTCCGCAGCTCGCAACTCAGGATGGGATTTCCCGCCAGAGGGGCATTGATGGCCCAGGTAAAAAACCAGTCCTCGCCGCCCAGCTGCTGACCGCAGGCGCTTTGCCCGCAACGAAACGGGGCATACTGCGTGACGGTCACGGCGTAACCGAGCCCCGCTGCGAAGGACTCGAAGTAGGCGATGGACTGACCGCCGTTGTTGGTCAGACGAACCACCACCTGATTGCGCCGCGCCTGCAGGGTAGGCGAAGGCCCAGCACAGGGATCGGGTAGCCCAAGCGTGGCTTCCCACTCGGGCAGCAGACCGCCGGCCGTTGCCGGGAAGGCGTCATCCAACAGCCCCACGGCCCTGTCGCTCAGACGCTGGAAGGTCGGCGCGAAACAGGCCACCGTCTGGACCTGAACACTGCCCGGGTCCCTGGACCAGACTCGACCGCGAGGCAGCAGCCCGAGCAGCGCGGAGGTGAAATCCGCACTGGAAAAGGATGGTTTCATAGGCGTCAGCTGTAGGTGATATCGCCCAAGACGGGCAGGTAGCCGAGGGTGTTGGCAATGTTTCCGGCCGGGGTCTCGATCACAAAGCCCACGGTTCCAGAGATCGCCGAGATGGCCGATTCGATGGCCGACAGAGGCACGATGCTGCCGTCATTGAGCGGCGATCCATACTCGATGAAAGCCTCCCGAATGAGAGCAGCAATGGCCGTGCGTGTGGCGATCGATGCGCTACCCAGACCGCTAATGACAAAGTCGATAGGCCGCGGGATTGGGCTACACACGTAGACCATGGCCGTGACCGGCTGCACGGCGAAGATACTGTCGGCGACGGTCAGCTGATCCCCGGCGGCCACACTGCCGACCGTCACACGGTTGTCGCTCGCGGAAATGCCATCCCTGCCCTGGGGGAAACCCGCATAGTCCGCGTTAGCCTCGTCGAACATGACATAGACCACCACGGTCCCGGCGCCGAATCCCACTGGGTTGCACCAGGCCCTGGTCACGCCCGGAATAGCCAGGGCCCAGGCGACATAGTCATCCCTCGATCCGCCATTCGGTGGCTTCTGGTAGGCCTCCAGCATGCGCGCAAACAAGGATTCGTCGCTCTCCTGGTCGGCGCCGCCGGTGATCGTGACCGTCACGGCGCCGGTCGAAGGCACGCCGTTGATGGCTGACCCCAGCGTCATCTGGGTGCCGGCCGGCGTGTTGCCTGCGTCCCCCGGATTGACGGCGGTCACGGACAGCGCCGCACTACCGTCGCTCGCCACAGTCGCGGTTTCGTCGACGGTATAGGCCACCGCATCCCCGCGGACGATCTCGGTGCCAGCATCGATCAGCGTGCCTGGGACTGCACCGAGGAACGTGACCTGCCCGTGCCCGGCCGTGGCCTGCTTGGGGTAGACCTTTTTCAGCGCCGCCCAAGCGCGCAGGAACTCGCCGGTTGCGGTGTAGGGACAGGCCTGCTTGGCGATCCAGTCGAGATAGCCGTAGTTCAGGTGGGCCATGCCGGCCACGGCGGTTCCGATGATTTTGAGGTTGCTGAAACGCAGCAGACCGTCGGCAGTCGGCAAACCAGCCGTGATATCTGCCGCCGCCTGGGCGCGCAGCTCGGAGAGCGAGGGGCGCGGGTATGGCATAGGAAACTCCAGAAACAAAAAACCGCCTGGCGGCGGTCATGGAGCGAACGGATCAGGCCTGCGACCAGACCCAGCTGTATTTGAGCGGGACGACCGAGCCGTCGTGTCGCGTGAGGGTCACGAGCAGATCGAGCCGGTTGCGCGGAACGATGAATGCCTCCACGCCCACGCGGGCCACGACCTGGTCGTCGAGCAGCCATTTCAGCGCTTCGGCGGCATAGCCCTTGGCCGTGTTGGCTACGTCCAGGGTCAGGCGCGAGCGGGACAGCAGCCAGAGGCGCGAGCCGATCGGCACGTCCTGGTCCAGATCGCCCCACCAGCCCCGGCGGTCGGGACTGGCATCGGGCAGCACGTCGTCATCATTGGCGCGACGATCGGTGAACAGGCTGATCAGCACCGCGCTGGCCAGGTCGTTGCCGCTGGCCAGCGCGCCGCCGCTGATGGCCCAGTCGCCTTCGCCGCGCTCGACGACCCAGACGGTTGTGATATCGGTCATTGCTGCTGCGTCGGCGTCGGGCCGCCTCCGTGGTCGTGTCCGTCATAAATCTCGCGATCCGCCTGCATGCTGCGCACCTTGTCGGTAATGTCACCACCGGCCTTGATGTCGCCGGAGACCTCCAGCAGCGGGGTATTCATCACCACCTTCGTCGCGGCGTTGACGGTCACGGTGGTGGCATTGTTGACCGTGACGGGCGTGTCCTTGGCCTCGATCACGATGCCGCCGTCCTTCTCGGTCAGATGGATGTACTTGCCCCACAGGTCGTACAGCTGGGTCTCGCCGATGGCCAGATCCCGCGGCCGGGTGGCCTGGTCGCCGGTGGCGATGACCACCGCTTTCGAGCGATCGCCGCCGGCGAATACGACGACTACGTCGGCGCCGGCCGGCGGCCGCGAGGTGAAGCCGAACTCGGCCAGCCTTGGCGTACCATCCCGGGTTTCGGCGTTATTCAGCTTGAGCTGCAGCACCTGGGCGCTGCGACTGTCGTCGCTGACCGTCACCCGCGCCCAGCCGACGACCAGTTGCATGCGGCGCCATAGACGCCGCATGACCCCTTCCGGGTCCATCACTCCACTCATGGGATCACCTGCATGACATCGCCCCATAGCGGGGTCAGGTTGATTGGCCGCGGCAGGAAGGCCTCCGGCGCCATCAGCGTGAGCCGGGCCGTCGTGCCGCGCCTATCGCTACGCTCGTAGGTCACTTCGCTGATCAGCAGACCTTCGGCCTCCAGTTTCAGGCGCGGCAGCGAGACCGGCACCAAGGTGTTGGGCGCCCACAGCGCCCCCGCCGCATCACGCCAGCTGTCGGTGATCAGGTGCACGATGCGCGAGCGCCCTGCCCGGCGGGCAATCTCCCAGTCCACGCGCTGCCTGAGAATGTCGAGCCCCAGGCCGCCGCCTTCGGAGATAACAGCCAAGCCGCGGTGACGCTTCACGTTCAGGTCAACGGCCGTGTATAGCTCGTTCCCTGCCTCGCCCATGTCGAGCAGGGTATCGAACGACTGCAGGTAGCCCGTAACGGTCGAGTACCGCTGGTGAGCCGAGTAGTCGACATAGGCCCCCTGCACGTTTTTCCCTTCAGCAAAGCCGCTGGCGGCACGTTGGGTGCCGACGCGGGTCAGGAACAGGCCGCCGTCGGGCAGGTCGTAGGCCAGCACGGCGCTGTATCGGGCCATCCGGTCAATGACCTCGAAGGCCGACTCGCCGAGCATGACGTTGGTCTGCGGCAGCACGACCAGGTCGGATACATCGGTCGAGACGGCAATGCCCTGGTAGACCGAGGCCAGCTTCTGCGCCACACCGAGCACCGTGGCATTACTGATCTGACCACCCGGCCACTCGGCTGAGCAGTCGACCAGGTCGGCGCAGCGGGAGCGGCCGGCGACGCGTATCGTGTGGTCGTCCGCGGAAAAGCCCGGGACGAAATGGTCCGCCCAGCCGGTAATCACCAGGTCGTCGCCCAGCCTGACCTCACAGGCCATGCCGGGCTCGATGACCAACCGATCCAACTCGTCCGGGTAGCGCTCAGTCAGGCTGATGTCGAAATCGCTCGGCACACGCTCGATGCCACGGGTCACGCGGATACTGGTCCAGCCGGTGACGACCTGATCGCCGATGGTCAGGTATAAGTCTTCGTCTGCCATTTTTCCTCTTAAAGCGCTAACCAAGCGGGAACCTGTGCCTGAAGCTCAACATGGACTTCTTCGACAATGGCCATATCATGGCCACCGTCCAAGAATGGGTAACAATCAGGAGTTCGCAATGGCGCTGATAAAGTGCAAAGAATGCGGTAAAGATATTTCAACAAAAGCCAAAATATGCCCCAATTGCGGCGCACCTGTACCGACGAAAGTTAACCCGACAGGAATTATTAAAAGTCTTTTTAGAATTATATTCGGGATAGTAGCTGGCTCATTATTGTTAATGTTCCTCTTCGCGAAACTCGCCAACAACAATCGGGAAAGCGACCAGCAGACTGCGGCACCTCCGAAGCAGGAACAGAAAACTGAGCAACCTACGCAGCCCAAAATCAGCGACGCCGAATGCATGAAGGACATTCAATGCTGGTCCGAGCGCACACTGTATGACGCCTCACTGCCCTGCGTCAGAGCAATAGAACGGATGCCTAACTTTTCCCATCGCTGGACCGATGGATTCCTGGAGCCAAAGTTCTCAAGAATTCGATGGATCGATCAATCGACCGGAAAGATCACATTCATAGGCGACAAGATTGAAGTTCAAAACCAATTTGGCGCCTATCAAGGATTCATCTATGAGTGCGACTTTGATCCGACCTCCAAGAAGGTCCTCGATGCTCGGTTATTTCCTGGGCGGATATAGGGCATTGGTATCCGGCAATCTAGCTGGACAATACCCTCACCGTAGTCGGCATGAACGCCGGATGAATCGGGTCGGCCTGCTCCACCAGCTCCTCGGCGCGGGCGGCGTCCCCGTAGAGCCGGCTCGCCATGACCAGGGAAGGCAGTGCGGTCTTGAACTGGAACGTCTCCAGGCGGGGCAACGTGGCGCCGGCGGTGGACAGGTAGTCAACAACGTCCTGCCGCAGCCCGATCAGCGCCGCATAGCTCTCGTCGTCCCCGGCATCGCCGGCGGTCAGGATCTCGGCATCGAGATAGCCGGCAACGGTCCCCATCAGCGCCACGGCCTCATCGTGGGAGGACGGCGCATAGGTGGCCACCTGCTGGGCCATTGCAGCCATGGCGCCACGGCGCAGCAGCGCCGAGGTAGCGTCCCGCGCAATGGCCTGGGCATTGCCGATCGCGCTATCGCTTGAGAACGCCACGGGCTGATAGCTGACCAGTTCGCCCAGCAGCGACACGGCGATACCCGGATCGGGGATAGTGGCCACCAGGGCATCCATCAGCGCCTGGGCAGCCGCCGTGAAGACATCGCCGCCATCAGCATCTAGATTGGCTGCCGCAGCACTCAGCGTCGCGCTCGCGCGATCGACCGCAGCCAGGTTCTGCGTATGGCTGGCCAGCAGGTCGTCGATGGTCGCCCCGCTGTTCGTCGCCTTCTGGCTCTTGACCAGGGCGCTGCTCACGTTGCCATGGGCATAGCGGCCGAAATTGCCCGTCAGCAGGCTGCCGAGGCTGGTGACGTTGCGCATATCCCGCGCGACCCGGCCGACGACCTCGGCAAAGCCGGCCACCGTGTTGACCACGGCGCCGACCACCGCCTTGCCGAATCGGATCACGCCCTCGACCGTGTTCAGCACCGTGTTGACGGCGCTCATCACCTTTCCCACCACCTTGCTCACCGTCCCGATCACCTTACGGGCGAAGTCCAGTGCAGCGGACAGGTGCAGCTTCTTGGCCAGCTTGTCGAGCAGGCTGACCTTCGACGGGGCGGTGGCAGGGAAAATGTGCTGGCCGTATTCGATGAAGATGAAGCTCAGCTCGAAGTAGCGCCCCATGTCCCAGCGCTCGATCACCTGCAGGCCGCCGTCCGGGACGTTGACGATCAGTTCGCCGAGCGTGGGATGGACCAGCACCCCGGGGCCTGGGCGCTCCACCGCATCGACCATGGCGTCGCGCTGGGCCTTGGCATCGCCGCCACCGTAGACCAGACTGTTCGAGACTAGGAAGCCCGACAGCCGGATGCGGCGCGTCGAGCGCCCCATGTCCTCGATGTAGGGCTTGTCCCGGCCGGGGTACTCATGCAGGGCTATCCGGCGGCCGAAGATCCCCTCGCCGCCATAGACCGCGAAGGGTACCCCGCGAAACGACGCCCGCCGAATATCCTTGCGCCAGTCCTTGTTGCTGTCCTTGGCCGCCTGGACGATGTCCGATAGCAGACTCATGCGATTCCTCCTACGCCTGTCAGCGAAATGCGGCTCGACACCGGGATGCCCTCCGTCGATTTGACACGGGCCTTGGTGCCTTCCGGCGCGTTCTTCAGCTCGACCTCCAGCTGGATCTTGCTGTTCTGCGCCTGGACGTCCCTACCCGTGATCGGCCCCTGCGGTGCAGGACCATTACCGGAAGCGCCCGCCATACCGGCCTTCACGTCGCGGATGTAATTGACGGTCTCGGTCGGCGCAGCACCCAGGCCCTTGCGGGAGAGGTTTCCTTGCCCCCAGTTGTAGCCGGCCAGCGCTCGATCCAGATTGTTGCCATTGGCATCGAGCAGCTCGCGCATCATCCGCGCCGCCCCGGCCGCCGACTGATCCAGGTCGTTCGGATTGCGCACCCCGTACTGCTTGGCCGTATCGGGCATGAACTGGAAGTGCCCGCGCGCGCCGGCGGGCGACACCATGTTCGTGCCACGGCTCGATTCCTTGCTCCACATGCTGTCCAGCAGGCCGGACGGCAGGCGGAACTGCGACTCCAGCTTGTTGAACTTCTCCAGGGCCTTGGCGCGATCCGTCGCCTCGACGGCCGCCTTGGCTTCATCGACACCGAAGAAAGCCGCGGTCCGCGCGACCTTATCGCCAATCCAGTCGCCAGCCTTGGTTCCAGAGAGCAGCTTGTCGTTGATCAGCGTGCCGACCCCATAGCCGGCCAGGCCGGCCAAGCCGACGAGGCCCGCCTGAGCGGCCAATCCTCCCACAGCGGCGCCCACGGACAGCGCCCCCTGGGCAGCGAGCGCGGCCTTCGCGGCGGCCTGCCACTTCCAGAGCAGCCCGACGAAAGACAGCACGCCTACCCCGGCCTTGGCCACGCCGAGGCCGAGCGAGGCGACGCTGACGATCAGTCCGGCATTCATCGTTATCGCCAAGGCGATCGCCGCGTTTTTCCAGCCGCCCAGCCAGTCGACGATCTGCCCGATGCCGCTGGTGAAGTCCTTGATCCCCTGGCCGACGCCCTTCCAGTCGATGCCGTTGACCCACTGGGCGAACCCTCCCGCCCACTCGCCCACGTTGATGGCGATCAGCTCGCGGTTCTGGGCGATCCAGGTGGCGAACTGATCGGCCAGCGGCTTGATCGCCGGAATCAGCGCATCGCCGATGGCGTTTTTCGTGCCCTCGATGGCAATCTCTAGCCCCGCCAGACTCAGCGCGAAGGCCTTCGAGCGCTGCACCGCCTCGTCACTCATCACGTAGCCCAGGCGCTGGACCGTGACCTGATACTCGGCGATGCCGGCCGATCCCTGCCGCAGGAACGGCAGCATGGCCCCCAGCCCCAGGCGGTTGGCGATCAGCGCCTGCACCTGCGGGTTGGTCTCCTTGCCGATGGCATCGGCAATGGAGCGGAATGCGCCGACGACATCGTTGCTGCCCTTGGCCGTGCGGTCCATGCTGACGCCGAGCTTGCTGAACAGCAGCAGCGCCCCCTGATCCCGCCCCCATTTGGCGTTCTGCATGGTGGTCGCCAGTGCATCCAGGCTGCCGGTCATCGTCTCGCTGGAGATCCCCGCGAGCCGGGCGGCGCCCTGGAAGCTCTGCAGCTGCCCGGTCGAAATGCCGATACCGGCCGCGCTGTTGTCGATTGAGCGCCCCAGTCGGGCCCAGTTGTCGGCCAGGGCGGCAATGCCAGCCACCGAGCCGACGCTGGTGATGGCGGCCATGGGCGCGACGATCGAACCGATCCCGCGCGCCGCGCTACCGGCCTCGCGGCCGATATGACCCAGGTCCCGACCGATCCGGTCAAAGCCCAGCTCGCGCCCCAATCCCTTGAACGACTTGCCGACCTGGGTGAAAGGCCGGGTCAGGCGGTCGATGGCCTGGTTGACCTTGCGAACGGTAGCCGTCGCCTTGTCCACCGCGCTGATGGTGATCGTGAAGCTATTGTTGGCCATTCCCGTGCCCCTCCATACGCAGGGCCTGGCGGTTCCACCAGTCCAGCTCGCCCAGGGTCAGGGACCACGCCTCGCGTGGCCCCCAGCCGTAGAATTTGGTCAGCTCGGCGATCAGTTCTGGCCAGCCTCCGCCTCCGGCTGGCCAGCGTTGGTAAAAGACTCGAGGAACGCATTGGCACGTGCCAGATCACGCTGGCAAAGCCGCTCGACTACAGAGCGCGGGACCTTGGCGATCAGCTGGATCAGGTTAATGGCCACCCCGATGGAGGTGTCCGCCCGGCTGGCCTTCTCCAACTCGCCGGCGGTGGGCTCGCGCAGGTCGAGCTGGTCGTAAGTCATGGCAGCCTCGCCGGAACCGATGGTGACCGGCTTGCTCAGGGTGAGAGTAAGTTCTTCTTGCTGCATGGATCAGTTCTCCGTGACGGTGGGGCCTTCCCACTTCATCTCGATGGTGGCCTCGGAGGCCTTGTTTTCCGGTTGGTCGATCGACCACATATTGCGGCCGATCACGGTCTTGCCGTTGGCCAGCTCGCACACGACGGTCACGTTGGTCATGCCGTTCAGCTCGGCCATGCTCAACCCGTTCGAGTCGCGGATGGTTCCACTGATCGCGCCCGCGGCCGGCTTCTCGCTGTAGCCATGGACGGCGTCCATGCCCGACAAGGTCTCGCGGGACACGCCGCTGGTCTTGTAAGAGAAGTCGCCGACCAGCATGAAGGACTTGCCGTCGACGGACAGGTAGGCCGTTCCCGCGAGGCGGTTGGTGGTATTTCCCACGGTGTTCTCCTGGCGAAAAAAAGCCGCCCGCAGGCGGCTGGTGGATAGGTACTCGGGTTACAGGCGGAACTGGGCGAGCAGCGCGAAGATCCGCAGCTGGTTCATCAGGGTTCCCGGCCAGAGCACGTCGACCCGGTTCGGATTGCTGCCGTTCTTCTCGACGATCAGCGCCTGGGCGAAAGCCTGCGCATCCTGAACGAAGCCCGCGTACTCCAGCTCCTGGTACTGGGCGATCAGATCGGCCCTGATGATCTTCGGCGTGACGATGGCCGAGCCCGGTGCGAAGCGCGTCCCGTCGGCGGCCAGCTTGACGCGGGCGTACTTGCTGGTCACCAGCGCGCGCTGGGCGCGAAGCACGTACATCAGCAGGAACAGCGTCTCGATCTCCAGATAGCTGTCATCCGGCGACCCGAAGGCGTTCTGCTGGTAGGTCGTGATGACGTTCTCCAGCGCCACGGTGCCATCGCTCTGCACGGTGAACGTCGAGATGCCGTCCCACAGCAGGGTATTGCGCTCGCCCAGCTCGAAGCGCGACGCCAGCGGCGGCGCCAAAGCGGTGCTCAGGGTCAGCGTCTGCAGTGGCCGCCCCGGGTCGGCGCGAAGGGCCACAGCCGCCGTGCCGGCCAGGTCGGCCGCCCAGATCCAGGCCGGCGACGGCGAGTCGTCGAAGCCGAGGATGGTCTCGTGCTGGTTATTGCGGGCATTGCCTGCCGTCGCCAGGGTGGCGAGCGTGCCGCGCTGGGCGGCGAACACATGGCCGTAGAGCTGACTGGCATAACTCCAGCGCCCGCCCTTGTCGCTCAGCAGATCCCGCAGCGCATTGAGCGAGGCGGTATCGGTGTAGGGGCTGATGATGAAGTCGAACGGCTGATCGCCCAAGTTGGCCAGGGCGGCGTCCAGCGTCGGATTAGTCAGACCGCCAGCCATCGTCGTGATGGTCACGGTAATCCCGGCCGGCGTCGATTCCCCGCCGGCGGTCCCCAGGTAATTGAGGCGCAGGTCGATCTCGTTGCCCGCCAGCCCCTTGTTCTTCGCCGTGACCGTCACGATGGCATCCGCCGCCGTCGCCGTGACCGGCAGACGGGCCGTGCCGTTGATCAGCGCGGCCAGCGCCGTGGCGATCGCGGCGGGCGTGTCCTTGGCGACCACGGTCAGCGCGATGCGCTGGCCGGCGACGTAGAGGTACAGCACGCCGGTTTCCGACGGGCTCCCGGCCAGGGTGATCGAGCCGCTGGCGGCGACGGAGCCCTCGGCATCGGCCAGTGGCAGAAACCAGACCTCGCCGAAGCTGTCGGCTTTCTTGTACGCCTCGGCCATCAGCGCGAGCATGGAGCCCTCGCCGCCCTTGGCCTTGGCATCGCTGACACCCTGGCCCAGGACCGGGATGTTCACCACGGCATTGCCGGCGGCGATGACCTGCCCGATCAGCAGGGTGCGCTGATTCTGTGCGCCGCTGTTGGCCTGACTGTTGTCGACCTCGGCGTAGAACAGCGGGACCCGCAGGTTCTCGGGGGTGTTGTTGAAGGGGACAGTCATTGGACGCTCCCGGTGTCAGGGGTAGGGGCCAGCGGCTGGCTGTCAGCCGAGACCGTGGCAACCGTGGCCGCCGTCGGCGTTTTGGTGGCATCGCCACAGGCCAGGCGGCGCAGCCAGTAGCGATCGCCGTCGGGTACGTCGCGCCCGTCCTCGGGCAGGAAGTCGCGGCGGACCGGGTCCCGGACCAGCCGGCCCGGAGAGGGATACACACGCATGGGCTAGTCCTATTGCGTCAGGTCGATGGAAAGACCGCCCTCGGCGCGGCCATCCGGCCCCTCGGTGCGAGGAGCCGGCGTGACCGCCGCCGGGAAGGCGGCATCGGGATAGGTGCCAGTGGGGTCGGCGACGTTGACCAGGTCGACGGTGATGTCGATGCCGTCGAGTGGCACGATCGGCTGAATCGCGGCAATTTCCGCCGCGGCGTCGACCGGCGCCGGGGGCGCCTCGCCCGCCAGGGGATAGAAGTCTTCCGGCCCCTGGTAGAACTCCAGGCCCACCTCCATCACCAGCTCGGCCAGCTCGGTTACGCCCTCGCCGTCCTCCTTGAACTCCGAGCGGACGAACGGGAACTGCTGGATGCGCGTCATCAGCGCCGGGTTATTGATCAGCGCCCGCTTGATCTGGTCCTGCAGCGCCTCCAGTTCCAGCTGGGCCTGGGCTGCGCCGGCGTTGTTCGGCAACTGCTTGACCGAGACCCGGGCACTGACCCGCAGCGTTGCCGTTACGGTGAACTCCGGCGCATGCCGGCCGAGCGAGTCCATGTCCTCGCCCGAGACGTTCAGGTAGACCAGCGGGTAGCTGCCGTTCCAGGTCGACCAGGTCCGCGGCGAGAACACATTCGCGCCGGCGGCCGTCTTGTCCTTGAGGGCTTCGGCAGCGAGCCGCCGAAGATCCGAGGAGGTGGTCATGTCATTTCTCCGAGCATGAGCTTGGCCCCGCCATGGCTGTCGGGGCGTACATCAGTGACCAGGTAGGTCTTCCCGGTGCGCGGGATGTGCACCTGGTCGTCCTGTTGCGGGGGCGCGACAAAGCGGGCCAGTCGCACGCCCAGGACCGGCTGGGTGGTGTTGGCGGACACCGGATCGATCAGCTCGGCATCGCGATAGGCGGCGTCGAACACGCCGTCGATCGGGAAGGGATCGCCAGTGACCGGGTAGTACATCACCGGCTCGTTGCCCTGCTCGCCTTCACCGAAAATGCTCTCCAGCGGTCCCAGGACCAGGCGATCCCAGTCGATCATGGCGCGCGCCTCACCGTCGGGCCTTCCGTGACCGTCACGCGCGGACCGGGCCGGACCTCGCCCTCGGCCGGCGGCTCGTCGGCGATGAAGCCCAGCGCCTGGAGGCGTTTGAGGTCGGCCTTGGCGATCTTGGCCGGCTGGCCGGCCGGCACCTGTGCGCCGGTCTCGTCCACGATGGTTCGGCCCGGGGCCACGAGCACCTCAATCAAGGTGCCCGCTGCTGACCCGGCCGCCATCAGTTAGCGCCCGCCGGAGCGCAGACGGTCGCCGCCAGGCAGGCGTTGACCCGGCTCGGGATCACCAGCGGCGAGGACTGCATCAGGATGATGCGCTGGGCCGGGTCCTTCTCGACCCAGGTCTTCGGCGCATAGGGCAGCGCGGCGTAGTTGAACTCGGGATCGAGGATCTGGCCGAAGGCCCGGACGCCCATCAGCGCCGAACCGGACATCAGCACGGTGCCATCGGGCAGCATCGGCTGTTCGACGCCGTTCTCGTCGATGAACCACTCGTTGTACAGCCACAGGTCGTACTGCCCCCATTTGCCCTTGTAGACCGCCCCGGGCGCGATCTGCGGGCCGACGTTGACGTTTCCGGCATCGGACTGTTTCGGGAAGAAGATCGCCCCGAAGACCTTCTCGTCGTTGGCGAAGGCCTTCCAGGCGCTGGTGGTGAAGACCAGGTCGGTGGCCTGGGCGCCCGAAAGCCGCAGCAGTGTGGTCTGCCACTCCTCGATGCTGTTGGCCGGCACCACGTCGCGGCCGGCAGTGTTGAAGTTGGCCTTGACGCCCCACTGGTTGTTGCCGGTCAAGGCGACGGTCAGTTGGCCGTCGCGGCCGAAGTCGATCAGTTCGGAGGGGAAACCCTCACCCTCAACGATGACCTTGCCGGTCCGCAGGGCCGAGGCGGCCATCCACTCCAGGCGGCGGTCAATCATATCGATCTGGTCGGCCATTTCGAAGGCGATGTTGGCCTGCTCGCGCTCGGCACCACTCATGACGCCGCCACCGATGCGCTCGCCGATCTGGCGCATGACCGGCTTGCGCAGGTCGGGTGCGCGCTTGTCCTTGAGATAGGCCGGCTTGTATTCGTTGGTCTGGTAGCGGCGCTGCTCGACCAGCCTGCCCTGGACCAACGGCGAGACGAACGGCGCTATCCGGCGCAGACCAACATCCACATCGATGGCGACGAATTCGGTCTCGCTCATCTTGATGTTGGGGAAGAACTTGTCGAGCAGGAACTTGGTCGGCCGCTTGAGCGTCGGCACGACCTGGATCAGGTCGATCGTGGAAAACGGAAACGAACTAGCGGCGGTCATAGGACTCTCCGAAAGAAACGAAAAATCGCGCCCACCAAAAAGCCGCCCGTAGGCGGCCTGGTTGGGGCGTTGCGGCGAGCCTTACGGCGCCGTGTTGTTTGCCGGCGAAGCCGCCGACATCGAGGTTTTGGCGAACAGCCCGTAGGGCCGCATGGCGGCGACCAGCTGCTGCAGGGTCCAGGAGGCGTCGAAGGTCAGCGCCCGGTCGTTGAACTCGCCGGCCAGGTAGCCACCGGTGGTCACCGGCCCCGCCGTCGCGTCCGCATCGTCGGCCAGGATCGCCACCGGGTTCTGGCTGCCGTCGGTGGCGGTGCGCACGCAGGCGACATAGGTGCCGACCGCATCGAACACGTTGATCACGAAGCTGTCGCCGGCAGCGAACGCGGTCGCGCCCGCCGTGAGGGTGAAGCCGACCTCGTTGCCGGCGAACGGGGCGCCGACGGTGGCGGTGCCGATAGCGGTGCCTTCCGGGTTGGTGACCGTGAAGTTGGTGGCGTCCACGGCCGTCAGGGTATAGCTGCCGACCTGGACCGCGCTGCCGACGCTGATGGCGCCCAGCGTGCCGTCGCCGGTGTTGTTCGCCCCGGGAACGGGCTGCACCGGGTTGACGGTCTGCTGACCGAGCACGGTGCCGCGCTTGAGCGAACCAGCGCTGAGCAGGATCGGCTGGGTCACCAGGTTGCGCGCATCGGCGATCAGCTGATCGGGGATGTAGACCTGGGCGGACATGCCAGGCTGCTGCGGGTTGTCGCGAATGAAGCTTTCGCTCATGGCTTATCTCTCTGGAAATGGGAGGGTTAGCGGCCCTGGGCCCGCTCTGCCGCGCGGACGATGGCGGCGGCGGTGGCGGTCATGCCCGCCGGCGTCTGGTCGCCATCGTCGCTGCCGACCGGCTTGACTGCTCCGGCGGCCATGCGCTCCTGCAGCCGGCTGCGGCCACCCCGAGCCCCGCCGGCCGCGCCGGCGGCATTCAGGGCGCTGATCGCACTGGTCGCCGACATATTGGTGTCGAACGCGAACACGCAGGCCTGCTCGACGTTGTTGTGCTTGAGGCCGTGGGCGACGATCCTGGCGCAGCGGCGGCGGTCGGCGGCAACGGCCGCGCGAGCGCTTTTCGGCTCGTCTTCCTCCTCCTCGGCATCGGGGTCCTCGTCGTCCTCTTCGGCGCGCTTGCCCTTGCCCTTGGCCTTCCTCGACTTGGGCTCGTCCTCGTCTTCCTCGGCGTCCGGGTCGTCCTCCTCGGCATCCTGGCCCGACTCATCGTCCTCGGCGCGCTTGCCCTTGGCCTTCTTCGACTTGGGCTCGTCCTCGTCTTCCTCGGCGTCCGGGTCGTCGTCCTCGTCTTCGGCGCGGCGGACCTTGGCCTTGCGCGACTTCGGATCGTCCTCTTCGGCCCGCGGAGCCAGGCCGAACAAATGAGCGAACGGCGCACTCATCAAGCTGCGTTTCTTCATGTGGGTACCTCTGATGGTAGGTTCAGGCCAGCTCGGCGAGCAGCGCCCGGAAAGCGGCATCAGGCGCCGCGACGGCATCGGCCAGGCCGATCTCGACGCCGGCCTTGCCCAGATAGGTGGCGGCCTGGGTGTCACGCACCCGGCTGGCCGCGATGTTGCGATTGCGGGCGACGGTCTCGACGAACAGCTCGCCCATGGCGTCGATATCCGCCTGGAAGCGCTTGAGCGCCGGATCGCTCAGCGGGATCTCCGGGTGGCCGTCGGCCTTGCAGTCGCCATAGGTGATGAACGTCACCTGGATGCCGGCCTCGGTCAGCGCCTTGGAGAAATCGACGTGCATGGTGATGACGCCGATGGAGCCGGTACCGCCCGTGCGCGGCACGTAGATCCGGTCCGCCGCACTGGCAATCGCATAGGCCGCCGAGTAGGCCGACTCGTTGAGAACCGACCAGATCGGCTTGTCGCCGCGCGCCGCGTAGAGGGTGTCGACCAGGTCGAAGCAGCCCGCCACCTCGCCGCCCGGCGAGTCGACATCGAGCACGATGGCCTCGACCTTGGGGTCGTAGAGCGCAGTCAGGAAGGCCTGGCGGATGCCGTCATAGCCGGTCATGCCGGACCAGGGCCGCAGGGTCCCGGTCTTCTGTACCAGGGTGCCGTGCACCGGAATGACGGCAACGCCACCGACCAGGTCGTAGCCGTTGTCGTAGGACTCGCGGTCGGCGTAGTTGTAGCCGTCGCCCGTCAGGGCCTGCGGTGTCAGCTCGATGGCGTCGCCGTTGAGCCGTAGCATGCGGGTAATGCCCAGCCGCTCGCCCAGGGCGGCGATGATGACCTCGGCCTTCTCCGGGCGGATCGCCACGGGCGTGTTGAACAGCCGTTGGGCCAGGTGTCCGAATTGCATCATGTGGCCTCCGGCGGTGTGATGGTCTGGCTGGCAGGGGTGTAGCCCGGCACCTGCATCCCGGCCCAGGTCGGGGTCGGAATGCCCAGCTCCTTGAACTTGTCGATTTCCCGTTTGCGCTGCTCGAGAACCTCTTCGTAGTCGAGGCCCTGCTCCATGCACTCCTGCTGCAGCGTCGACAGGCCGGCATCCATCCCCAGCACCGCGCCCTGCTTCTCGGCCACCGGATCGATCCAGCCGCGGGCCGGCCCCATCCAATCGGCGCGGGCATACATGGAACGGCATTCCATAAAATCCGGCGCCCCGTGCGGCAGCGGGTAGTCGTCCACCTCCATGGACTCCTCCAGGAAGCAGCAGAGGATCGGCTGGGCGCTGTTCATGGCGAAGTCGTTGCGCCGCCGGGTCAGGGTCTTGTAGGCCTCCAGCAGGGCACCGCGCGCCGAGCTGTAGTTGGTGTCAGACCAGTCGTGGCTCATCTGCTGGGCCGACAGGCCGGTGGCCGAGGCGAAGTTGCGCAGGAAGGACTTCTCGAACGCGGCGAAATTGCCATTCGGCCGGGTTGCGGCCACGGTGGTGATCTTCTCGCCCGGAAACAGGATCGGGATTCGCGATTCGCCGAGCATGGTCTTGCGCCCGGTGTGATATTCCGCCCGTTGATCCTGGTAGGCCGACAGGTCCACGTCGTCACCGACGGCCTCGGCCACCAGCGAGTGGTCGTAGGGCGACTCGATGTAGGCGCCGAAGATGGAGTTGATCACCGCCGCCGACAGCTCCACGCTGTCGTACTTGGCCAGCATCTTCATGCGCTGCAGCACGGGCGTGAAAATCCCCGCCCCGCCCCGGTGCTGGCCGGCGCGATCGGCATCGAAGTCGTGGATGATGTACGGCCGCCCATACGGGTCCTCGCGCGGCACGTACTCCCAGGTCACGCTGTCGGCCGCCGCCCACCAGTCGCCCTGGTGGGCCTTGCGGATGTGGTAGCCGCAGGCAGCGCCGTACTCGTCGACCGCTACCCCGCCCCGCGAGCTGTTCGTATCGAACTGCTGCTGCGGGTTGCTCAGCCGGTCCGGGTCGATCAGTTGCATCGCCGTGGCGTAGCGGGCCCGGCCGATGCCGATGCGCTCAGGAATCCAGCAGACCTGGATCAGCGAGTCGCCGTCGATCAGCTTGTGCCGGAAGCCCAGGCGCAGCATCTGCACGATGCTCAGCTTGCGCTCGGCATCGCAGTAACGCCCCTGGTCGAACGCCCAGGACCGCCAGTTGGCGGTGGACACCTGGCTGAACTCGTGCGCCCAGGTCGCATCGAACGCCCGAATTCCGGTATAGGCCCGCAGCGCCCGCCAGTCCGGCTTGATCAGCGGCCGGAAGTGGCCGCCGATGGCGTTGTCGAGGATGCGCGTGACCGCCCCGGAGGCCCAGCCATCGTTGCGGACCAGATCGCGCACCCGGGCGACGATGCGGTCCCGGTACAGGTTGAGTTCGCCATCCGGCGAATACAGGTAGGGCCGCCAGGCCGCCACATGCTCGCCGAAGATATCCGCCGCGTCATACGGTGCATTGCCGCCCGGGGCCAGCATCTGGCTCCGGCTCGGCCGCACGGGAGGCAGCGGCCTGCCGTCGAGGCCGAGGATGGTCACGGGTTTGTTCATCATTGGTACCAGGGTCGGATAGGCCTGCGCGCCCGGGGAACGATGCCCAGCTGCCTCTGCAGCTGCTGGATCACATTGGCCAGCTGGGGAAGCTCGGCTCGGGTGTAGGTGACGCTGCGCGTACCGTCTCCCTGGGTGTAGCTCGCGCTCTCGACCTTGTTCCCGCTCGACAGCTCCAGATAGGCCTGCTGGGCGTTTTTCAGGGCTGTCCGCAGTTGCTCGACGGGCATACCCGCCAGCAGACTGCTGGGGTCGTATCGGCTCATGGTGGTTCGCTCCAATTACGCCAGGCGACTGGCGAGTGATTTGCGGCGCTGCTCGGCCGCCGTCGTGACCGACGGCCCCTGGGGAGCCGTCGGCGCCGCCGGATCGGGCACCTCCTCCGCCTCCGCCGACTCATCCGTTACGGGTAACGGACGCGGAACGGGATGGCCCATGCTCTTGGCCAGTTCCTCGGCCCGCTTGTTCAGCTTGAGCCCTGCCTGCAGCAGGCCCTGCAATGCGCCGTAACCGTAGACGCGGCAGTCCAGGGCCTCGTTGGCCCGGCCCGGGCGGGGTTCCCAGACGCGGTACTTCACGCCGGCGGTGACCTTCACCACCGAGCGCTCGGCCGTCAGCTGGGCGTAGTAGTTGATGTCCCGGTCGGCCGGGAAGTGCATGTAGCCCGGGCCTGGTTTGTCCTTCATCAGGCGGCCGATGATGGTGTCCTTGGCCGCGTTGACGCCGAGGATCACCGGCCGGTAGCTGGCCTTGCTGCGTCGGCTTGGCACTTTGGTCGGCCAGACCGGCGAGCGCTTGCCATTGCGCGCCGATTCGCCCTTGATCGCCCAGATGCGCCGACCGATGCGCGCCTTGCAGAATGAGTAGACCGCCTGGGTGTGGTGGCCGCCAGAGTCCATACAGGCCGCCATGACGGCGAAGCCATGTCCGTCGGCGCGGTACCAGATGCGCTTGAGATAGGCATCCAGCTGCGCCTGGACCTCGGGCTGGTCGAACTCGCCGTCGATGACGTGATAGTCGATCGACCAGCTCTCCTCGTTCATCCCCCAGCCGATCACCTCCAGCTCCAGGCGGTAGTCCTGGGTGTCGATGCCGACCGTGATCAGCGCGACGCCGTCGGGCACCTCGGCACTCCAGACCTCGCCTCGGGCCGCCAACGCCTCGATCTGGATCTCGCGTCCGGAGTGCTTGCGGTACGGCAGGCCGAGCTGGGTGTTGTAGAACGCCAGCTTCATGTCCTCGTCGTCGCCGCAGGCCAGCCATTTGCGGGCGATGTCGGCCGGCTTGTCCTTGCTCCAGGGGCTGTACAACTTGGAGGCGGTGAAGCCGGCATGCTCCCGGTCAACCGGGTGGCTGTTGCAGTGCGGGCAGCGGGCCAGATAGACCGCGTAACGCTCACTGGCCCACCAGGTCCAGATCCGCGCGACGGCGCCGTCGCGCTCCTGCTGCCAGGCGGCCTCGTACTGCTCCAGGGGCACATGCCGTTCGCCGCAGCACTGATAGGGACGGGTCTGATGCCAGCGGATCGAGCGCAGCGCCTTGAGGCGATCGCCTTCGGACCACTCCACCCCGCATCCCTCGCAATACATGCGGGCGGTCTTGGGCAGGTGATGCCCCTGGTCGTCCTTCTGCCAGTGGACGTGCTTGAAGAAGTCCGGGAACTGCCGGTGTCCGCAGTGCGGGCAGGCCAGCGAGGCCCGGCGCTGGTCGGACGCCAGATAGCTTTTCTCGATCCGGGATTCGTCCTCGACGGTCGGCGAGCAGGCGCGCACCGACAGCCAGTTGGCCCCGAAGCTCGCGGTCCGCTCCTCGGCCAGCATGATCGGATCGCCCTCGCGGGTGATCGGGTACTTGTCGACCTCGTCGCTCAGCAGGATGCGGATCGGCCGGCGGGCCAGGTTGTCCGGGCTACCGGCGCCGGCCAGGGCCAGGAAGCCGCCGGGAAAGGCCTTGTACAGCAGCGTCTCGTCCGCCGAGCGGGTCTTGCCGCTGCCGACAAGCCCGCGCAGCACCGGGGTGGACTTCACCAAGGGCGTGATGCGCTCCTTGCTGAACTGCTCGGCGGCATCCTCCTTGGGCTGCAGCAGCAGCATCGGACATGGGTCCAGATGCGCGTAGTAGCCGAAGATGTTCTCCAGCAGGGCGGTTTTCAGCAGCTGGGTGCTGACCATCACCGTGATGATGTGCACGCCCGGTTCGGTCACGGCCAGCATCGGGCCGCGGGCGACTTCCACGGTCGCGGTTTCCCAGTTGCCGGAGATAGCCCCCGCCTCCTTCGCCAGCCGGCGGTAGCGGTCGGCCCACTCCGGCACGCTGATCCGCGGCGGCGGGGTGAAGCCGCGCCGGTAGGCCAGGCCCAGCCGGTCAATCTTCGCTTCGGAATGCAACCTCGGTTTCAGGCTCTCCGAGCTGGCTGATGTGTCGATGGACATACTCCGTCAGCGCTCCAGTCACTCGATCAGCCTCCAGGCCAAGCTCGGCCGCCAATAGGGGGCCCACGCGAGTGGGCCAGTTCAACCAGGCGTCGCGCTGGGCGCGAGCCTGCTCGAACAGAATTTTCTCGGCCACCTCCAGCTCAACGAGGACGCCCGACTTTTGTTCGTATTCCAGCTGCCGCAGGAGCGCCAGATAGTTCTCTTTGCGCCGCAGGGCTTCGGCGTAATCGAGGCTCGCCACGCCCCCGCTGTCGAGCAGACGCCGAGCCTCAGCCTCCAGCGACTCGTCGTCCTCAACCGGGAGCGGCGACGGCTTTTTGGTGCGAACAGCAGGGTGCGAACACTTCGCCGGGGTGTTCGCATTTTTCGTCTTGGTGTTCGCACTGGTGTTCGCACTGGTGTTCGCACCCTTGGCGTTGGCTTCGCACCACGCCGTTCCGACCAAATTCGGATCGAGCGAACCATCGTCGAAAGCCTTGAGCCGCGCGGTTTTCAGCGCTCTGCGCACGAGCGTGTCGGACACGCCTTCTCGGCGCGCGAACTCGCGGATGGAAATGCCTTGCTTCATGGAGTGCGAACACCTTTCAGACCCTATAGCTGGGGGAACATCGAGGCGCGCAATGCCCTCGATGCATCAGAGCCCAGGAAGGACCCAAGAAGGGGGGGTACCCCTCCCCTGTCACGGCAGGTCAGCGCGCCGTCGCCAGCGCCCTGGCCATCGCGGCGCCGAACACGGCATTGAAGCGACGATTGATCAGCGCCTGCGCCCGGCTCCGGTAGTTCAGCCGCTTGTTAACAGCCAGAGCATCGCCGAAGCGGATCAGCAACTTTATGTGCGCCGGCTTTCCTTTCGCCGCCGGCACTCGCTGCCACACGCCATTGACCTCGCCGCTCTTGGTCTTGACCTTGCCGATGTAGGTGTCTTTCCGCGCCTTCAGCCGATCCAGCACTCGGCGCGGGAGCTGGCCATTCTTGTCCAGCTTGATGTTCTTCGGGTTCAGCAATGCTCGCCCGGGCAGGAAGTGCGAGCCGCCGTCCTCGTAGGGCTGCAGGTACTTGGCGGCCACCGGCTTCACATAAACCTTGGCAGTCATGGTGTCCTTGCGAGCGCCCTGGACGCCGATGGAGTTGACTGTGAACTTCTTCGGCCGGTTGAACGTGTGCGCGATGTTCTGCGACTCGTCCGCCCTGACCTCCTTGGCCAGCTCCGTCAGCGCCTGGGCAGTGGCGAACCGCAATTGCTTCTGCGCCAGACTGGACAGCTGGCGGCTGATCGCCTTCACGTCCGCCCGGACAGAGATTTCAATCGGGCTCGCCATTCGATCAGATCGCCTTCTTGGCCAGCTTCACGACATCGTCCCACACGTCACCGATGTCGTGACCAAGGGCCTTGAGCAGATCGCGCATGGTATCGGTATTGAGCTGGCGTTCGACGAAGTCGGCGCGCTCGGCAACAGGGGCGGCAGGAGCTGCCTCGATAACAGACAGACGACCAGCAGCGGTATCTGCAGCAATGGCCGCCTTAAGAGCGTCGATGTCATCGACGGAATGATTGATCGTGATAGACAAAGACGCAGCATCAGCGCCTGCCACCGCAGCTTCAGCCTTGGCAGGTGCGAGACTTTCCACCTGAGTAGCAGGGCCTGCAACGGGGGCAGCAACAGCGGTAGCAGGGATGCCAAGAGCGGCGGGAGTAGGAACAACAGGAGCAAGATCTTGTTCGGGCATAGCCTCATCCTCGGTTGATTGGCTGCGGAACATCCGCCGCCAGATTTTGGAAAGCAGATTCATCACACCCCCGTGTCCTCGCGGAACTCCTTGACCATCTCCGGCAGCGGGACGGTTTTGCGCGCCTCGCTCCAGTTGAACCAGGCGCGCACGATCACCCAGGCCGGCAGGCCGCAGGCGAAGATGATCCCGCCGATGGCCACCATGCCGATGTCGTCCAGCACCCAGCTGGATAGGTCGAACCAGCGCACCACCCCGGCACCGCCGCAGATACTGGAGACGATCGTGCAGATCATCGCCACGACGAACTCGCGAGCCGTGCGCGGGGCAGTCATCGCCATCACCACGAACGCGCCGACGGCGGAACCGATAGCCGCGAGAATGCCGAGCTTGTATAGGGCGATCCCACCAGCAGCGGTGGATGCGGGTTCGGTCATGGTTTGCATACTCGATAGCCCTCTCGGGCGAATAGGCGGCCCGCATCGCAACCCGCTGGGATAGCAAAGGAGCGAGGGGCCTAGTTGAGGCGATCTAAAGTGAAGAGAGGCAGCCTTTTGGAGAGAGAAATAGACTCCCTCTCGGCTTAGTCCTGCCTAAAGGCAAATGGGCAAAGGCCGTAAAAAATTAGGCAAGGCTCAAGGTCTAAAAACGATATTGATCTGTCATTAACGCGGTGTTATGAACACTGATGGCAGTTAGCCGTTCATATCATTGAAGAGGTGATCCATGGCTTGGAGTCGAGAGGACAACAAACGGTACCGCGGGAAAATCGATCGGGTGTTCGTCTCTATGACGGAATCATGGGAAGTCGAATACTTCATCGATCATTATCTAAAAACGAGGGGCCGTGATATCAGCAATAAAAATCGCGACTTAGTTGCTGACAAGCTCGAAAACGCACCAGGCCGAGCTCCGTTTAAACGCGATGATCTGAACAACTGGCTCGATAAGGTATACGGGTTAAAACCCGTATAACGAAAAAGCCAGCTTGATGGCTAGGCTATCGTCAAGGAAGACGGTCAACAGGCTTTCAGCAGGAAATCTCATGAAAACTGCAGAAAGCAAACGTGTCGCGCCACGTTTCATCGAGTACAGAAACGTGGCGCGCAGAAACGAAAAAGAAAAACCCCGACACAATGGTCGGGGTTCCGAGGCGTCTCTCTGCGCTCAAGAACGGAAAAGGTGTTTTGCTACTAGGGGAAGGATGACCAGGGCCTAGAGATGAAGCTATTCAGGCGAGAAAGCTTTCCGTCTGAAACCCTGCCAGAAGGTATTCAATTGAGATACCAGAGGATAAGTCCGCAGCCCAAAGACTTGCACTTAAGCAAAAACCCGACACTAGGTCGGGTTTTATTTAGCTATCACCGCGATACGCACGGATCAGAAGATGGTGGTAAATCTCGCTCATTCGCTCACATGAGTCAAGCACTACTCAAGAGGAAATCAGCTTATACCGCCCTACTATGATGGAAATACAGGTAGACCAGCCCAACTGGGGCAACAAAGATCGCGAAAGCCCAGCAAAGCAACATCGTGAAGAGTTTCACAAAGAGCATGAATGGCGCGGCAACGAAAAACACGTTCTCTCCCACGATGAAACCAATGATTCGCTCATAAACGAATCGGGAGTACGGATAGAGCAGAGTACAAATGGCTGATACTACGATGAGGTCGTATTTGATCTGCTGCGGGTTCATAACCTGTACCCAAATGATCATCGCAAAGAAAAACGACCCGAAGAAAAGCTGTCGGAAAAAATACTGTTTTGAAAGGCCGCCAAAAGTCATGCGGATAAAGTTCTGCATCTGAGTTTTCCTTAAAGCTTCCTGCCCAGCAGATTGCGAAAGCCAACACCTAGCCTCTATAGCTAGGCGATAGCATCAGAATGATATTACTTGATCATTCCGATGACTACCTCCATTCACCTATGCCACCTCTAGCAGTTTTTCACGCTCCAGAATCTCGGTGACGTGCACCACCGCCTGTTCCTCAAGACGGTCCAGCGCCTTCCAGATATCGCGACGCCAACGACTCCGAGTGGAGTCCGGCCGCGCCTCGGTGTCCCAGGTATTGATGTCGTAGAACTCAGCGGATAGCCGCAGAACATCCGTTGAGCGCTTCCCATTCACGCCCTTCATCTTGGGGATAGCCCAGGCCGCCACCGCCTTGCTGAGGAACAGGTGTGGCGCCGGGCTGCTTACGCGCGGAACCAGGCGGCCGACGGCCTGAACGCGGCGCGCATTGTGTGTCGAGTAGCGCGCATGCAGTACGTCCCATTCGACCTGCAGCAACTCCCGGTGCAGAAGAGCATGTAGGAGGCAGTCGAACTCGAACTGATCACGGGCCGAAAGCACTGCACGCCACCCCCCATCCACCTTGCGGTCAATCAGCTTTTGCCAGCTCTGCTTCGCCGTATTGTCAATCGCATCGGCCGCCAGGATACGGACGATGGCGGGCATCACATCGCGATAGATTCCTGTCATGCCACACTCCCCCCACCGCTCACCCCGAATAGATCGCGCAACAGACGATCGGCCACCTTGTTCTTCGCATTGCCTTCCTGCAGCCAGGACTTGCCATAGTCATGGAAGCAGAGACTCGTTCGGCTGGCGTGCCAACTGGCCACGATGTCCAGCAGGGTGGCCAAGGCCAGCGGGCCGCCGATCATCACCTTGGCCAGTTCTTCACCCGCGATCTTGAGAAACTGGCGCTCCAGGGCGGTCATGCTCTTGCGCGGCAATGCCGCTGTTACCTTACTCATGCGGTCTTTCTCCCCTTGAACTTGCTGGCGAAGGTGCGGCCCATCTCGACCTCCTCCTGACTAACTTCTCGCGGGCCGGCGAGATTGACAAATCGGTGATAGGCGCCCTGGTGCTGGACAAAGCAGCTCCCCACCGGGCCGTGGCGGTTCTTGTCGACGATCAACTCCGTGACCCCGTTCTGCCCGGCCTCGCTTTCCATGTCGCGATGGACCAGGATCACGATGTCGGCATCCGCCTCGATCTGTCCGGAGTCGCGCAGGTCGCTCTTGGTGGGCTTCTTCCCGGGCCGGCTGGTCGATCCCCGGTTGAGCTGCGCCAGCAGCACGATCGGCACCGCCAGCTCCTTGGCGAGCCGCTTGATCCCCCTGCTGATCTCCGTCACGTCCTGATAGCGGCTGCCCGACTTCTGGTCAGCCTCGATTAGGCCGATGTAGTCGATCACCACCACATCCAGGCCATGCTCGCGCTTCACCGATCGCGCGATGCGCCGGATACCGCGGAGCGTCAGCGAGGCGTCGTCGCAGATGATCAGCGGGGCGTCCTTGAGCCGGGAGACGGCCGAGGTGATGCCGGTCCAGTCCCCGTCCTCGAGGGAATGCCCCTCGTTGATCCGCTTGAGCGGAACGCTGCCCGCCGCGGCGATGGAGCGGTTCACCAACTCCACGTCCGTCATCTCCAGGCTGAACACCAGCGCCGGACGTTGGTGCTGGACCGCAATGCGCTCGGCAAACCCCAGGCCCAGGGTAGTTTTACCGAGGCCCGGGAGGCCGCCGACCACCACCATGTGCCCCGGGCAAAGCCCCGGCACCAACCCATCCAGATCGGTCAGGCCGGTGTCGTGTCCGAGAATCACCTGCCGGTTGAAGCGGGCATCGATTCCGTCGACGGCCGCCGGGAGGATCTCGCCGATGAAGCGGTACTCCTTGCGTGCGGTCGTCCCCTCGGCCTCGAGCTCCACCCAAGCCTGCTGCCCGAAGGCGAGCACCTCGTCCAGCGACAGGCCCTCCTCCATGCGCTGCTTGATCTGGTCGGCGGCCGCCACCACCTTCCGAGCGACGGAGCGCTGCTTGACGATCTTGGCGTAGGTTTCCCAATTCGCCGTGCTCGGGGTATTGCTCGCGATGGTGCCTGTCACGAAGAGCGTGCGCTCGCCGCAGGCCAGCACCGGCTTCTGCTCGGACAGGGTCACCACGTCGACCGGCAGGCTCTGCTCGTGACAGGCGCGGATCAGCTGGAACAGCTCCTGGCAGACCGGATCGTAGAAGTCGCCCACCACCAGGCGCTCGGTCACCGCCTCGATCAGCTCGGCCTGCAGTAGCATGGCGCCGATGACGCCGTACTCCGACTCTTCGCTGTAGAGATCCACTCTCATGCACGCCTCCGGAGCGATTCCCAGGTGAATCCCGCCCTCAGGCCGCCGCCCTGGCGCAGACGATCGAGGGCGCGGTCGCCGATGTACTTGGCCAGATCCGCGGCGCACAGGTTGGAGATCAGGATGGTCGGCAGCACCGACTGGTAACGACGGTCGATCACCTCGTGCAGCAGGCCTCGCTCGTACTCCGTGCCCGCCTGGGCCCCGACCTCGTCCAGCACCAGCAGGTCGAAGCCGGCCAGCTCGTTCAACACGTCGCGCTCGGTGTAACCGGCCTTGCGGTCCATCGCTTCCTTGGCGACGCGGATCACCTCGCCGGCCGTGGTGATCACCACCGCCGCCAGATGCTGCCGAATCAGCGCCTGAGCCATGGCACTGGCCAGGTGGGTTTTCCCGGTACCGACATTCCCCAGCAGCAGCAGGCAACGGCCGGCGGCGTAGTGCTCTTCGAACCGCTCGACGTACTGCCGGCAGGTTTCCAGCGCCGAGACCATGGCCGCGTTACCTTCCGTGCGGTAGTTCTCCAGCGTGCACTCGCGGAACCGCGGACTGATCCCCGAGCCGACCAGCAGCGCATTGACGCGCTCAGCGCGTTTCATGGCTGCCGCCTGGGCACGGGCATCGCTCCCGATCGGAGCAAGATTCAGGGCCTCCCAGAGGCATTTCGGACACCCTTGCCGCCGGTAGGAGCCGTCGAACTGCTCGACCTCGGCGGCCATGTAGCCACCGTGCCTTGGTACCGGGCAGGTGGTCAGCAGCGCGTCACGCTCCCCCACTTCCGGACGACGGGTGAAGTTAGAACTGCGGGCCATCGGAGCCTCCCTGGTACATCTCGGGGGTGTGCTGGGGCAGGTTGGTGTAAGCCGACGGTTGTCCCGCGGCAGCCCCCGGCTTGAGATCGTCTTCCCAGCGCTCGCCGTTGAGCCAGGAGCTGGCCAGCGGGATGTACTGGCCGCCGTGCTTGATCCAGTCCTGCGAGACGCAGTGCCTCCCCAGGGCGGCGATCAGGGTCTGCTGGAGCTCGGCGCTCGGCTTGAGTTTCGTCCAGGCCTTGAGCGCGTCCTTGCGCTTGACCTTCTTCGGGTACAGCGTCCAGAACCGGTCGAAATCGGACAAAGACGGTTCATTGACGGGTAAAGGACGGTTCAATGACAGATTGGGTGCAGCTCCTGCACCCCGTTCTGTCTTCGTTTGCACCCTGTTCTGTCGTGAGCTGCACCCCGGTGCGTCTTCATTTGCACCCCGTTCGTCACGGCATGCAGCTCCTGCACCCCGCGCCATGACGATGTCGTACACCACCGGGCGACGGTCATGACGGTCGATGTGGGCGGCAGCGATCGCCTGGTTACCCTTGACGATCACGCCCGCCTCCTCGAGCAAGTCGAGCTTGTAACGGACGGTCCGCTCGGAAAGCCCGGTGTCGTCGCTCAGGCTCTTCACCGAAGGGAACGCCGCCTTGCCGCCTTTGTCGGCATAGTTGGCCAGACACAACAGCACGTGGCGCGCCGTGGCATCGCTGACGACCTTCTGTTCCAGGGCCCAGGTCATGGCTTGTACGCTCATTGCCGACCTCCCAGGGCGAGTTTGGCATGGGTGAATTTCCCGTCCCAATCGGCCTTCATGGGCAGCGCCTCCTGCAGGTACAGTTCGTGCAGACGGGCGGCGCCCTTCTGGAGCAGCACCAGCGTGTACTTCACGAGGGGATTGCCGCCCTCCTTCTCGATGCTGATCACACCCTCGGTCAGGTACTTGTCCCGGGACTTGCTGGACACCCGGTATTTGGCCGACCGCTTGGGGTCACGCTCCGCGTCGTAGATCCAGCCGATGGCCAGAAGCGCACCATTCACCTGCTGGGTGTTCACGCCGTTGAGCCGCTTGCAGAACTGCGTCGGCGTCATGCCGGCCTGGAAGATCGACGCCATGCTCTCGATCCGCAGGGCCTGCTGCTGGTTCTCCAGCAGCAGCTGGGCATTCTGCTCTTCGAGATCGGCCGCCAGGCGCAGGGCCTCGGCCCGGGTCTGCGGAACGGTGAAGCCGTGACTTGTCACGGCCCGCTCGAGCTCACTCAAGCGGGCCAGAACACGACGGCGCACACCCTTGGATTCGCGCATTGCCACCAGTTTGCACTGGTCGGCAGTCATCCGCAGGGCTTCTGATGGGCGCCCGCGGCCCTCCGGCTTTATTACGAAAGTTTCGTAAAATTCGCCGTCCAGTTCATCGCGGCAGCGCGCGGCGAAATCGTTGTGCCGCACCTTGCTCTCGCCGAACTCGGCGCGAACCTGATTCACTAGCTCGAGCAGCTCCAGGCTGGTCATGGTGACGGCGTCGCCGTCACTGTGAGTGATTGTGGTCGTCATGATGGATCGCATCGTTGGTTTGCTCATGCCTTCTCCTGCGCCTCCAGATGGCTCGTTAGGCGGCAGAAGCCGTCATGGGCGGTCTTTGACAAGGCGCAGATGGCGTACTTGATTGCCTCCTCCCCCCGATCATCGATCTGAGGCCCAGGTATCGATCCCTTAAGCGCTCCGTTCTCAAGCAGCAGCTCGGCCAGGTTGCCCATGGTGATGATTTGCAGCTCGATTTCGTCTGCCATCTTGGATGGGATGGGCGTCATGGCTTAACCCCCTTGTTCAGTTGGGAGTTGGCGGAGTCGAGCAGCGCTTTTGCCCCCTCCAACAGGAAGCCCAGGCAGTAAGCGGACTGCCTTGCGTCTTCCGGGGCACCATCGACAATCAGGCGCGTCAGGTGCTCGCAGCCGGCAAGCAGGTTACTGCTGCCGTTCAGGCAGTCCTCCACGGTGAGCCCCGCCACCGGGGCGAACGGGCTTTCGCAGCAAATCAGGGGGGAAAACTGCTGAACAGCGGCAGCGGAGACCCTAGCCTCCAGCGCTGAGGGGATGGCGGCGGTCATACCTCACCCCCATTGAACTCAATGCTATGCTCCACCGAAAAAATCAGGGCGCTTACGGTTTCCCCGAGGAAACTCAGCGTGCGCAACTCGTCCAGGAAGCTGACGTCTCCACCACAGTTGACGACGTCACCCAAGTGCTCACAAAGCTGCTGCAGGCCGTTCGCCAAATTGCGTGCCATGCCTAGAGCCTCGGATGCAGGAACACCGGGCCTGACGGCAAGAAGATCGCCATGCCCCATGTTGGCGAACGATTGGGCCGTGGTTTGCAACTGTTGCGCCTCAGCAGGCGCTTTGGTATTTTCAATGTGAGTCAATTCCTCGTCCTCCACAGACGATGAAAGGTGTTCCACCCGCGCCAACGGGTGGCAGTTGAAAAAACCCGCCGCCAAGCGGGTTTTTTTGTGTCCGCGAGTCAGGGGAAACTCCCTATCATCCGCGGGTCCACGAAAGGGCAAGCCGTTACGGCGGCCTGAATTGATGGTCGCTTACGCGCGTATCACGGTTGGTCAAAGTGCAAGACACCCCATGGCTGCTGAACAAATCGTGGTCACAAACACCCTGACCACCCTGGGGAATCCCATGCGCCGAAAGCGGAATTGGCATCCCTTGTACATAAGTGCGAATCCACAGCCCCCAAACTGGAGGAAATCCGGAGTATCCCCGAAAAAAATTTTCGCCCCACAGTGTTCAGATTTCGGATGCGAACTCGCGCTTCCGCGCATGCGCGGAAAAACCGCCGCCGCGCATTGTTGTGCGATCGGCCAACCGGCCAGTGTAAGTACTGGATGAATCACCAGCATTAGCGCTCACCTACCGAGTCAGACGGGTCGCGGCTATCTTTCACCCCATGGTCGCCAGCAGCAGGAATGAATGAGTCCCACGGAAAGCCAGGACAAAGAGCCTTGCGAGAGAACAGGCCGCCGGTGACTTTCTCCGCGCGAAGAGCGGTCGCAGCGGACATGCTCCAACATCCCCGACACCAGCCGGAAACAGTGGATTGGTCTACAGAGAGAGCTTGCGCAGTGCGCTGCTGGGTACCGAAGTGAGCCACCAGCTCAAAGAAAATGCCGGACATTGCCACAGCCTTTTATGAGTTTCCCCATAAAATAACTATGACAAAACTCATTTGCAAGATATGAGTTTTCTCCTGAAGAATCGAGCTATGAACAACACATTCTCCGATCGACTCAAGGAAGCCCGCAAATTCGCCCGCCTGACACAGTCGGAGCTTGCTAAAAAGGTGGGAATCGACCAGACCTCGATTTCGAACCTTGAGCGCAGGAAGACTCAGGGCACCTCGTTTAGCGCGCGCCTCGCAGCAGCTTGCGGGGTGAATGCCTATTGGCTGGAAACAGGGAAAGGCGAGATGGTCTCAGCCCTGGAATCCGAGCAGGCCATACACGACATTGAGATCGAGCTGGAGATGCGCCCAAAGAGCGGCCCGGGATTGGTTAAGGAACAACGGTCTGCTGGCGATCAGGTACTGGCAATGCTGAAAAGGATAGGAAGCCGCATGAGCGATGCGGACAAGGAGAAAATCCGAAGAGCAGTTGCCGAGACCATTCAGCTGCCTCCCGCGCCAAGTCCGAGTAACGTCATAGTGGCTGACTTCGCCCGACCGGGCTTGGTGGGCGACGAGATCAGCCTGGCACACTACGACGTGCGCGGCGCCATGGGTGGCGGCCAGGTGCCGGCCGACTATGCCGAGATGCTCCGCGATGTGAAGGTAAGCCAGCAGCACCTGCGAGAGCTGGGCGTCACGTTTAGCGACCCGAACCACCTAAAGGTGGTCACCGGCTGGGGCCAGTCGATGGAGCCCACCATCAGGCACCGTGATCCGCTCATTGTCGACGTCAGCATCAGAGAATTCACTGGCGATGGGATCTATCTCTTCACCTGGCAGGGGCACCTCTACATCAAGCGACTGCAGGTGCAGGACGAAGACCACTTCGAAATGATCTCGGACAACGCCAAGCACCGCACCCGAATCATCCGCATAGACGAGACCTACATCCACGCCCGGGTGTTACTGGTCTGGAATGCACACCTGCTGTAAGCCTCACGCATCAACAACACTCTGCAAGGAAGCATTATGCGATCGCTGTACGCATTTCCCCTCCCGAATTTCCCATCCTGTCCGTGGTAGGCGCACATCTCGTCACTCAATTGACGAGATGTACTTTGGTGGATTGTGGCGGTGAACCAGCTAAATCTGATCAATGGCTAGTCACCCCCTTGAACGTTAATTTTTTAGACCTACAATGTAGCCTGAAAAAATTAACACAAGGATATCGCCACATGCAGACGGCAAGTAGCTCGCCAATCCCACAAGGTAAACAAGCCAGATTCGCCTTGAAGCAAATTGGCCTCACCGAGGCCCAAGCCAGGCGCATCGCTGAAGCTGTCATTGCTGCCAGGGCTGAGTATCTGGACGGAATCGATCCGGCAAACGCTCCCGGTATCAAGGCTTACCAGGCAGGGATTAGGCAGCTCCGCCTTGAGATGCTGCCTGCTGGATGGGAAACCGGTCGCTTCAGGAACATTGAAGTGGTCATTAACTACCAGCTCGGCTTAATGCTGGGGTTTCAGAATGTTGATAAGGCATGCCAAGAAGGATGCGATCCACAGTCCATTTCTGAGCGCGGCCCAGGAACCAGAAGCCTGGTAGCGCTCCCGTATCAAGAGGATCTTTTCAATTCGAAAAGCACCACAAATTTAGAGAGGAAAAATCCCGGCCTCCATCCGGTAGTATGGTTTATCTGCGTCGCGGCCAGCATCGACACCCTACAAGTTGAAGTCTCTCGTCCAAAACCATTTGACGGACCTAACTTCAAGGGATTCTTTGAAAGAATATTTGTACTTAACGAGAATGCAGAAGCCGTAGAGTCAGCAGCCGATGATGAAATAGAGGAGCTGGATGACCTTGAAGTAACGGTATCCAGAAAACCAAATGGCAACGCTTAACCTTAATCGCTTAGCCTTTGCCAGGAAGCGCAGAAAGCTAACAAAAAAGGAACTTTCCGAACTAGCAGGAATATCACAAGTCACCCTAACCAGAATTGACAAAGGGGATACTCTAATTCCCAGCGAGGAAACAGTATCAGCGCTAGCGAAAGCCCTACGATATCCTGTCGATTTTTTTTATCAGGATGACATTGAAGAACTGCAAGCTAAACAAGTTAGCTTTAGAAGCCTATCTTCTATGACAGCAAGGCAACGGGACGCAGCTCTCGCTAGCGGCGTGCTGGGATACCTATTCAACGACTGGGTCTCTGGGCGCTTTAACTTACCAACTCCTGATCTGCCTGAGCTAAGAACTGAAGATCCTGAAACCGCCGCTGCGGCTATACGCAGACATTGGGGAATTGGATTCAAGCCGATCCCAAACCTAATAAAACTCCTTGAGGCAAAAGGAGTTAGAGTATTTACCCTTGCTGAAGGCAAGGATGTCGACGCATTCTCTTTTTGGAGAGATGGAACACCTTATATTTTTTTAAACACACTGAAATCTGCTGAAAGAAGTAGATTCGACGCTGCCCATGAACTGGGCCATTTGCTGTTACATGTTCATGGATATCATGAGGGCCGAGAAGTTGAAAGAGAGGCAGACCAATTCGCCTCACACCTCCTTGTTCCCAGAGAAGATCTACTGTCCAACCTTCAGAGAGTTATTTCTCTTAGCCAACTAATAGCAGCAAAGGCCAGATGGGGAGTATCTTTGGCTGCCCTAGCACGAACCACTAAGGATGCGGGACTAATTACAGACTGGCATTATAGAGAGTTCTGCAAGCAAATCGGCGAACGCGGATACAGAAAGCATGAGCCAGAATCCAGGCCTAGAGAGAGCTCTGTGCTTTGGAAAAAAGTATTAGAAGAACTCTGGAAAGAGCGATTCACGAAAGAGAAAATAGCGGATGAACTAAATCTTCCACTTGACGAAGTTGACTCACTGTTACGCGGAGTTCTCGGAGGAGAAGCCGGAATAGAAAGAGAAAAATCCATTCCATCTTTGCGCGTGGTCTAGCCACGATAGAGGGGAAATAGGCTTCACCCCGTGGGGCTTCTCGTTTTCCTAACGCCAACATGACGAAACGTTCACGCCACAACCCCTAACCTACAGAGGTTGTGTTGTGCATTATTTGGCCCCGCTTCCCCAGCGGGGCTTTTTGTTTCTACCTTCCACCAGCCGCCCCCTCTGAGATAGCATTTTGCCTTGATCAGCAAGGAGCGCCATTATGGCACGACGCCGCAAGCCCATTTACCTGCGCCTTCTTCAAGGCCTACTCCCCGCCATTTTCCTCTTAGTCATAGGTGGTCCAGCGATAAAACGCTCGTTCGCCATCATGCAGGGGGCGATTACACTAAACTTCCAAGCAGCCCAAGCGAAGATGAGTGCGTCTCAAGCTCATCAGGAAGCTCAGCCACACACGATCCAGCAGAGCCAAACAATGTCTCCATATGAAGCTCAGAGGGCTGCGGAGATTGAAGCGCAAAGAACTGCTGACTTACAGCGGCAGATCGAACAGCAGCGACTCAAGGATGCAGCGTGGGAGCGTTTCTACATCCCACCAGAGGCCTGCAAACACCCTGAGTCACCAACGCGCTTTGACGTGTGTTCAAGCCGGCAGGCAAGGTTCAGGAAAGACTTCGAGCATCGCTGGGCTGCTGGAGAATTTGCTCAGCCGAGTTCCTGATTTCGATGTGAGCTCTCGCCTCCTGCAACTGCGCCCTCAGCCATACCCTCTCCTGCTCTGCAACCTGTGCCTGTACCTCTCGCAGAAACAACGCGAAACGTAAGCACCGCTCCGACAGAGATAGAGAATCCCATCCCCAGAGTAGCCACTCCCTGTCCTGTGCATCCTGATGCTCTGACGCCGAAAGCACGGCAGGGCGCATCACTCGCTCCCAATAGAGCCCCGTCAAAAATAAACCGCAACAACCGAGGAACAATGAAAAAAGGTCGGCCATCGCTAGATCGTCCCTGGCCATACCATGGCTGCAATTTAACCGTGCTTTGTCATATTTCCTACACATACCGCCTGAGATTGCGATAAATCACACATAGCCGCTATATGGGTAGACATCAGGCTGCATAACTGCTTGTTGGCACGGCAGAATTTGGCCTGAAGAAGAAATAGGACCTCCGTAAACAAGCCCGCCTTGCCGCTTACAGATCAGATTGCAGCCGGCTTCCGTCAGGGGCATCCCAATCGACAGATGCCCTGTATCTGGCTCTCTTTATCGAAAACAATGACTCATGGCGATCTACAAAGGGGAATAGCGTCCCTCTATCAGGTCTTCAGTGCGCCGAAAAATACCATCGCACATCATTATAATTCCCACATAAAAATGTTGCTTTATGCATAAGATATCAAGATCATGCAAAACTTGATCACAGAGCGAGGTGCACGATGGCATTCCGGGCAGACGAAGCGGCAGTACGTAACTACGAGCAGGCAGAGAGTTACCTGGTTCCCGGGCCTAGATATGCGGACGAGGTTCTGCGAGCGCGCGCCAAAAATGCATTCCGGCAGATCACGGATGAATTGGGGCCAGTGGTAGATTCATACCCCACTTGGCACCCTTTGGTCAGCAATCATGAAGGCCGCAGCCCAGTGACTGTACCTAGCCCAGACTGCGGATATCGAGGCCTCGACCATACTATGTACTTGGCTCACGGCTTCATCACTTGCCCCTATGGCGATGGGCAGGACGTGATCGATTCGGTCGAGGCTCTACCGTGGAGTGGCATCGCCACTATCACAGCTGAGCGGCTGGATGTGAAGTTCTACAACCCTGAAGCGACCTCCATTTTGGTGAAGTGCATTTGGGACAAAGACCTTCCCATGGACAAGCTGATTCCGATCTCGCTCGCCATGCCTTTACTCTTGGAGAAGGAGCTTCCGTTCTGGAAAACCGCTGAGGTTGCCGAGACGTGGGAGACGATGCGCCGTTATTTTCTCGGGGCACCGCATGGCAGTCGCTCATCGCTATTTGTGAGCCAGGACACCGGGCAGAAAATGAAGAAGATCTGGGAGGCGCTCATCTACACAGGGATGTATGGCCCTATAAAAGTGGATTAATCGGCAGGCTGGGCTCGATGATTAAGAATGGCAGAAATCTAACGACTGGCGTATGTCTTAAATCCAGTTGCTCAGACGTCTGCTTGGTAAGTACCAGCGTCACGCCTAGGTAGGGTTTATCGACTATTTGCCCGCACCTCGGCTGCCGAAGGCAGTTCGCGAGCTATAACGCGCTGGCCGCGGAAAAATGATTCAGTGCCTGTTATTGCACCTTTACAGTAATTCGCAGGAAGGCATCGTCAGCAATGGTCACCCCCAATTGAGGCTCTGGATGATTTTTCAGGCTGATTGGTAAGGGAATGCCTTTGAGGCTTGCATGACATGGACATGCGTGAGGCCAAATACGAAAAGGGAGAAGGAAACGCACAGTTAATTTGTATAAGATTATGCTGATAAAACTGTTTCAAAGTAGGGATACCTGATGGCAAAGCGAGTTACTGATGAAGAGTGTGAAGCCTATCTAAAAGAGAAGTGGCTTGACGTCTTATCAAGAAGAATGCGGTTCTTTTGCTCAGGCAAACATGAAACTGTAGTAGCCTTATTAATCGAAGAGGCCGTTGAAAGATTAGCAAGTATATATCAAGCTTTTCGCCCCTTTAAAGATAAGCACTTCAATAAGCAAATCATGCAATCAGGACATAGCTATGAGCAGAGGATGTCGGAGATTTTATTTTATTATCATCTTCTAAGGAGTGGTTTTACAGAAATATCAAGTGCGTCAGAAGGACCAGATTTTTTCGCCAAAAAAGAAGGGAAAAGCTACTGTTTTGAAGTAGTGACGCCAACGCCAGACCCAGAGCATTTTGAATGGGTTTGTCAAGGAAGAAACAGCTCTGCTGATCCAGCGAAAATGTATAACCACAGGTGTTTACGTATAGCATCAGCCATAAATCGGAAGAAAGAGGATTATTTACGTTACCTTGAAAAGGGACTGATTACAGGTAATGAGTACTATATAATAGTGATGAATGACACTTTAATGCATCCTTATGACGAACCTTGGTTTGGGGTCAACATAAGTCAGCCGCTTGCCATCGGCCTGGCTGCCACTCCAGCATTGATAAATGTCACCCATGGCGCTGTGGATCTTAGATTTAATACCGACCAGCCTTTCTATTTGCATAACAACCTCGGAGTCGAGCACTACAAAGAGTCAGAATACATTTCTGATAGTGGTCTTAAAATCAATGGCGTAAAACCTATTGAGCCAAGCATTACTTTATTAAGAAGAAAATTTGCACACTCGCCTAGCGGCGGAAAAGTTGACGTAGCGGTATTGGAAGATAGCCATATTAACGGTTATTATCAAATAACATTGCGAGAGGATCTAGTGCTCATGGATCGAATCTCTGCAAATATTGGGCAGGGCAATGCTACCGCACCATCAGCATTGGCAGTAAAAGTCAATGATGCGCCAGTGCTATCGACTAACATTCCGCACATTTCCTTGTATCACGATAGAATTCCTTTCACCCAAGTTATGGATCCATTCATTTTATTTGGTTTAAAGTCGAGCGAAATGTTTAGCAAAGGATTATCAGGTAATTTGGATTTCATACAGTCGCGATTAGAAGGCTTGCTATTTTTTTATTCTTACTGTATAGCTTTGGCGCAACGCTAGGGCTTACGTTAGATTAATAATCGAACACAAGCAATAAGCTTACTGCTTGCTTCTGGCTGTTTTCAGCCCTAGCACAAGATAATAAATGCGAGCTCTCTCTCCTTCGAGAGGGGAGACCCACAAAAGAAAAGGCCCAATCAATGCCTAGGCCCTTCTCAGTGACGATGGTTTGCTCGTCCTTTTTTGTTTCTGCCCTCAGCCGTGCTGCAATACCCGCAAGGCCGCCTCGGCCAGGAATCCTGATCGGCTCTTCTGCTCCGGGTGGCTCTTCACGTAGGCGTCGATCCGCGCCAGCAGATGCTCTGGCAAGGTGGCGTTGAAGCGCACAGCCTTGCCCAGGTAGGGCGTCACATCGAAGTCGACCAGCGCCCACACGCCGCCGGCATAGTCCGGGTTCGCCGCATGCACGTCGACCTCCTGCGGCTGCGGGAGCGGTTCTCCGTCCGCCACCAGCCCCTCGAAATGCAGCTCAAGCGCCTCGCGCACATTCTCCAGCGCCTCAGCCATCGTCTCGCCGGCGGAGAAGCAGCCGGGCACATCCGGCACGGTCACGCCGTAGTCGCTGCCAGGCTCTTTGTGGATGACGACGGGATATTTCATGGTGTTCCCCTCTTGGGTGGTATAGCCAGCCTCACTTGAGGCCAGCTTGCTTCAGGATGCTCTGGTAGGTGCCTTTCGGCAGGTCCGACTTCGGGTGCGGAACCGTCACCCTGCCCGACTTGGTCGGATGTCTGAACTGGTGGTGACTGCCTTTCACGGCCACCTCGTACCAACCATCCGCCTCCAGCAGCTCGATTACCTCCCGACTTCGCATTGCCGTCTCCCCGCGCTGCTTGCCGATATTATACACACAATACACACCGAGCGATTAGCTTGATACTCCTGTCGCGAGACCTCTTCCTCCTGCTTGACCGTGCCTCCACATCATCAGAACGCGGCTTCGTCTTCAGCGACAGGTTCAAGCTCCGCATTACGCACCTGAACATCGTCATCTGCTGGACGATCCCATCTGAGAGTTACCGTGCCATCCGAATTCCGGGTCATTTCCAGGCCATCAGTCTCGACCAGTAGCTCCAAAACCCCCTCCCACGCCTCGTCCGGGTCGGTGTCCAGCCGGTGAATAGTCACCTGACGCTCAAGCTGCGCCTTCGGCGCGTTAATCATCGACGAGACACGTAGCCCCAATTTCTCGAACGGTGAGAGCTCTTGAGGCTGCTGCTTGGTTTTCTGCTTGGCCATGTGCCACTCCTTTTACTGTATGCATAAACAGTACAATACGGAACTCGCCATCGCAACGGAACGGCGAACTCATAAAAATATGACATTACCCATTGACGCGCCATTATGAGATTACTCATATTACGCACAAGCGGACACTCGAGAGGGCGACATGGACACCATTATTGCAGGCAACTGGAAGGGCCACTTGGGCATGGGGCTCGCCCCGCGTGAGCTAGAGGCCACTCTGTTAGCTGCGGGAGACCTGAGCGCAAAGGAGATCGCCCGCGAGATGGGTATTGCCCCGGGAACGGCGCAAAAGCGACTTGATGATGCTCGGTTCAAGCTTGGAGCCAAGACCGTTCGCGGTCTGGTGCTTGAGGCCTTCCGCCGCCAGATCATCACCCCAGCATGCGTGCTGATGCTGAATAGCGTGACCGCCCTCCACCCAACCGTCGACAGCGCCCCAACACGCCGCGACTTCCGCCAGCCGGAGCGCAAGACGGAACAGCACCAGCCCGGTCGGAGCTGCGGAGAGACAGGCTTGATAGCCGCGTGATCAGCGGCGTGCGCCCATAGCCAGGGCGCAGCCAGGCAACAACCTAATCAACCATCAATTCGGCAAAGCCATGAACGTCGGCAGGCCTTTGGCTTGCCCAGAAAAAAGGAGATTCACATGCTGATTTTGACCAGAAGGGTCGGCGAGAAACTGATTATCGGGGACGACATCGAGGTCGTTGTGCTCGGCTACCAAGGCGACCAAGTCCGCCTCGGCATCAAGGCGCCCAAAGACGTCGATGTCCACCGCGAGGAGATCTACCAGCGCATCCATGGCTCGGAGCGGAGCCGCCAACCGGTAGTCGCGAGGACCTGACCATGGAAAAGATCACCGTGGTACTGAAGCCCGGCCTGGGCCTGAACTTCGAGGCCATGCGTCCTGCTCTGCAACTCGGCGCAGCGGTGGCCATCGGCCGAGGCGGAGCCGTGATCGCCAGCCTGGCTGAGGGCGATGCTCCTGCCGGACTGCTGCAACTGGTCGCCGAGTACCAGCGCGGCGCAAACAGCCTGGAGTTCGTCATCGAGCAGGCCGGGGAAGCATTTCGCACGATTGAAGAACTAGCACAGGCGGGCCAGACCGGATCACCGATACGCGCAGCGGAAACGCTGGGCCAGATCAAGGAGCTGGCGAGTATCTGGGGCTCTGCGATGCAACCCGGTGAGCTGCGCCACGATTCCGAACACGCTGAAATCGTGGCGCAGCAAGACAAGTCCAGCACTCGCTCGATCTTCGACGTGATTACGGGAACCGCCAGCCTGGCAGGCGAGAGGCCTGCCGCTCAACTCCCCGATGAAGCCGAGCACTTGGCGCAGATCGAGCGAGTGGCCGCCAGTCTGCGTGAGCATGGCCCCGATCCGGTAGCGCTCAAGCCCTGCAGCTTCTGCGGTGGCTCGCCTGTTGATGGAGAAGGCGAAGCGATGACGCCAGGAGGTGAAGGGTGAGCAGCCGACAGCACTGGTTCTGCCACTGGCTGATGGGTATCGCTGCCATGGCGAGCTTCTACATTGCGCAGGTGGCGCTTTACCAACGCGATGAAGCCAAGCGACTGGCGAAGCCTGTAATCGAAATGAGCGGCAACGCCTTAGTGGTCACGTGCCCCAAGCAAAAGGCACCAATAGCCACCGGCCAGCAGCTCCCACACCCGAGGTTCATCCTATGACCATGACCGCACACGCCCCGGCGCACCGCTCTCCCGCGCCGGCCAGCGCCAGCCCCTTCGCCGCCCTGGGTGATCGCCTGGTACAGCTGGGGCTCGCTCTGCAGAACGGGGAAAGCACCATCGAGCAGTTGGTACCGCTGGCCAAGGCTTGCGGCCTGGATCTGCGCATCAAGGTGGTGGAGGACGGCTTCCGTGCTGATAAAGCCTGAGTACTTCCGGAAGATGGTCAGGATCTGGCGCCAACCTGAGCTTTCGCCCCGAGCCAAGCTCCTGATCTCGCGCAGGCTAGTCCGCCAGTACGACCTTATTGATGAGATCGATGGGCTGCTGCTATCGCGCCTCATGCGTGACCTCAAGAAGGGGCTGCCATTCACGAAGTCAACGATCGACAAGCTGGAGCAGGACTACAGAAATCAGTGCGCATTGCGCCAGCAGGCGCGTTTAGTCATCGGTGAGTGGCTGATGAGCACCAGCGCCGACATCGAGAAAAAAATCGGCGTCAGCGGGATCTGCGATGCTCTGGCCGTCAACCCAGTGCACCGAAGAGGGCTCACGGAGGCTAAAAAAGGCCGCGCGCTCGACCACATCGCGTTTGTCGCTGGGCTAGAGGACAGCGCCACCCACAAGAACGCAAAGCGCCAATCGCCCGTGAAGGAGGGGCCGCTTTTCCACTGCGTGCTCGAGCTGATGGTTTCTTTCTCGCTGGAGCACCCAGAGCTCATGCCGGATCCATTCGCGCCGAGCGGCCCACTCTACGGGAAGCCGATCAGGATGGTGGACGGCAACGGCCAGGTCTTCACCACGCGGCCTGCGCTGACACTGCACGACGAGACTATCGTCGACAACCTGCTAGATCACCCTGGGAAGGAGCAGCCAAATGGCTAAGTCAGCTCTCCGGGTTCGCCAAGGCGACGTCGCGTTCTATCTCAACGAGGCCAGCGACGGCAGCCGCGGTGGCCGTCGCTACTACCTTTACCGGACAAGTCAGCATGGCAAGGTTAAGGACGGCCGGGTGCAGATCGGCTCAAACACCGGACAGGCCTTAATGGGTATCGGCGACGAGGTCGAGCTGTTCCAGGCGTGCCAGGAGCATTTCGACGGAAAGCGCCAGCGGGCCTACCAACCTCAAGCAGACATCAGGGGACCGGCAGGTCGCTGGGAAGGAAAGGCCTTTCCAGCACGTAAGTCACTCACGGCAGTCCCCGCCTAATCCATACCCCCCTCACTCCATGGCCATCGCCAGGAAGGAGAAGTATTGCCTATGGAAACTCCATCTGAGTTCCTCTCACGAAAAGAGCTGGCCGATATGATCGGCGCCAGTTCAGCCAAGAAGCAGATTGAATGGCTGACCATCCGCGGCTGGAAATACGAACTCAACGCGGCACACAAGCCGATTGTTGGGCGCATCTACGCCCGCCTGAAGTTGGCCGGCGTGCGGCCGAATGGAGCCGTAGCCGTAGAGGAACCCTGGACCCTTGATCTGTCGCGAGTCAGTTGAACATGGGAAGGCAGAAGAGCCCAGAGAACCGGGACCTACCGATTCGGATGATATCCCGCAAACGAAAACTGAAGTCCGGCAAGCTCTGGGTCGGGTACTACTACCTGGGCAAGGACGAGAACGGCAAGCGCAAGGAAATCCCTCTCGGGACCGACCTCAACGAGGCACGTATCGAGTGGGCCCGCCTGGAGCGCACAACCACTCCGAAGGTCGTCCGCTTCATGAAGGAGCTATTCGACCGGTATGAGCGCGAGATCATTCCCACCAAGGCCCCCCGTACCCAGGCCGATAACCGGACCGAACTGAAGAATCTGCGTAGGGCGTTTGACTCTGCTCCAATCGAGGCAATCACGCCGCACATCGTTGCCCAGTACCGAGATGGTCGCTCCGCGAAAACCCGCGGCAACCGCGAGATCGCCTTGCTGTCCCACGTTTTCACGATGGCTCGTGAGTGGGGCCACACCGACAAGGAAAACCCCTGCGCTCGCGTGCGGCGTAACAAGGAAAAAGCCAGGGGCTACTACGCAGCGGACGACGTCTGGTCGGCAGTCTACGCCCAGGCCTGCCAGGAACTGCGCGATGCGATGGATCTGGCCTACCTCACCGGCCAGCGGCCTGCCGATACCCTAAAGGCATGCACTGGCGATCTGAGTGGAGAGTTCCTGCTGGTGGCCCAGGGCAAGACGAACAAAAAGCTCCGTATCCGGCTCTACGATGGGGAGCGGGCGACAGGCCTTGGCCAGTTCATCGACGGCTTGCTGGAAAGGCGCAAGCTTGCGGGCATAACCAGCTCCAGGCTGATCACCAACGCCGGAGGTCTGCGCATGAGCTACGCCATGATGCGTAACCGATGGGACGAGGCTAGATCGAAGGCTGCAACCACGGCATTGGCGACTGGCGACGAGCCCCTGGCCCAGCGGATCAAGCAGTTCCGCTTTAGTGATATCCGGCCGAAGGCGGCCAGTGAAATCGATAGCCTGACCGAGGCCAGCCGACTTCTTGGACACACCAAGGAGCAGATCACCAAGACGGTTTACCGGCGTGTCGGCGAAGTTGTGAACCCAACCCGCTGACGTCCGAATAGTGGAAACGATCCCAAAATAATGGAAATCGCATCTGCACAAGCTGGAAATGAAAAAGCCCCGTAGACCTGAATCTACGGGGCTTTCATAGTGGAGGCCGAGGTCGGAATCGAACCGGCGTACACGGATTTGCAATCCGCTGCATGACCACTCTGCCACCCGGCCTCAAACGTTTAAGCGCCCTA